CTACTATGAATATGTAGACAAACTTTATAACAGACAAATTCCTTTGGCAAAGATTGCAAACAAAGCTCGGGTAAAACAATCAATAGACGATTATAAAGTTCACATCACTAAAACCACAAAGGCCGGTAATATGATGTCAAGACAAGCACATATGGAACTTCTGATTAAAGAAGGTAAAAGTCCTGGTCTTGGTGATACTATCTATTATGTTAATAATGGTGAAAAAAAATCACACGGCGATGTTCAAAAGAAAAAAGATGAACTTGTTTTAAATTGTTATTTGATTAATGAACAGGACATTGAAAAAAATCCTGATTTGCTTGGTGATTATAATGTTGCAAGATATATGGCGGCATTTAACAAAAGAATTGAGCCATTACTTGTTGTATATAAACCTGAAATAAGAGAAGACATTTTAATTGAGGACCCTAAAGATAGACCCATATTTACAAAAACACAAACTGAATTAGTACGTGGTTACCCCATGAAAGAGGCTCACCAAGATACGTTAGAAGAAGTATTAACTTTATCTGACATGGAATTAACGTTTTGGAAAAACGTAGGTATTGACCCTTACTATATGTATTTAGATGGTACTGTTGATTTAGTGGATGTTGATTGGGTTGAAAATAACAAAAAGTTAATGGAAGAATTTGTTATTCAACAGAAGAAAATAGATATTGATGATTATTTTGAATTTGATGTAGACGGTGATTTAATGGCTCTTAGTTTCGACTAAGAGTTTTTTAATCCATCAGAGGAAAGTATGTACCAATAATCACCAATTTTTTTAAATTCTACACAAGCTCCTCTTTGCATTTCCACCACATCAAATTCTTCGTCAATTTGTAAATCTGAGTAAACATTCAAATTAGTCATAGACTTAATAACAACATATGAATTTTTTTCTTCATTAAGTTTTAAATTACAAAATTCGACTTCTTTAACTAAGACATATTTTTCTCCTTGGGTTTCGTAGTTTTCTTCAGTTACAATTACATAATCCTCCAACATTTTTATTTCTTGTGGTTTTGTTTGTTTGATTAACTTTGTCGGTATTGATTTATATATGGACATAATATAAAAATTATATCACATTGTACGGACTAGTAAATGCTCTGAATTTTAGTAACTTGTTTAGATTTTCAGCCTGTAATGCTTTTTGTTCCATCATTTTTTCAGGTCTTAACCTTTCTAACCTAGCTTTGAGTTCTTCCCATAACATTGTTTTTTCGTCTTTCGCTTCAGTTTGTAAAGACTGATATTCTAAAGTTAATTCAGAATCGGGTGTTTTTAAGTTCCCACTAAATTTTCCTCTTACTCTTGCTAGAGTTTCTTTACAATAAGCTGTAAACCATCTTCTTACCCAAGTTTTTGCGGGTGCGTTAATTTTGTCCCATCTTAGTTTTTCTAAAGGTATGTCTGAAGGAAGTCTAACAACATCAGGGTTCGCCTCTAAACAATCTTCTCTATCGTAAGTATCGTAGTACCAATACCAAACTCGATATTCGTTTCTTCTCATGTTTCCAAAATCAAACTTACCTCCAGGTACATTCATCAAGTGAATCGCCTTTTTACCTTCAGGTAGTGCGGTAACTCTGTATGTTAAATCACCTGTAATAATTCTTCTTTTTAATTGGATGTCTGCCATTCTCAAAAGAATGTCAAATGCGGGTGTAATAAAATAGTTACCTGTTGTTCCCATTTGTGAAAAACCAGCACCACCACCTAAACCGATACCACCAAAACCTCCAAACCCACCCATAAACGGGTCAAAGTATGCTGCATCCAATTCAGGTCTTGCAAACCACAATAACTCGTTAAGTTCACGACCTGCGGGTATTTCATATATTTGTTGGTTTGGTACTAAGTCAATATAATCTTTTTTAAGTACCCAATCACCTCCTGCTTGTAAACCTACAATTTTGGAATATGCATAAGTGTAAGAGTCTTCCCATTTCATATCTCGAACAGTAAGAGCTCTTGTTACAGATTGTTCATCTAAATTTAATCCATAAACACTCGTCCACTGAGACTCAATTAACCAATCTTGAATGTGTTGTTCATAGTCTTCAATAGAGAGTTCAAGTAATGAGTCCATCATTTCATCATCCAACTCAACACCTCTCAAAGGAGCACCTAAAAGATTTCTTATTCTTTTATAAAGTTTACTTCTTTCAGGTTCGTTAATAATTACTGTTGTTGACATAATGTTTTATTATATAAATATCTTTTCAAATAATATTATTTTACTTTTTTGTTTGCGATTCGAAAAGTTCATTACAAAAATCCCAATTAACAACTTTCCAAAAATTAGAAATATATTCGTCTCTTTTATTTTTGTATTTAAGATAATATGCGTGTTCCCACAAATCTAACCCAAGAATTGGATAACCATTTTCTTTTTCCGTATTCATTAAAGGATTATCTTGATTTGCTGTTGTAACAATTTTTAATTTGTTCTGTTTTGTTAGAATTAACCAAACCCAACCCGAACCAAATCTTGTTTTTGCTTCTTCTTCGAATTTTTCTTTAAATTTTTCGAAGGTACCAAATGAACTTTCGATTTTACCTTTTAGTGGATTTTTTAATGTTGTTTTTTTTGGGGATAACATTTTCCAAAAAAGTGCGTGATTGAAAGCACCTCCACCATTATTTTTTACTGTTGTATTAAACTTTGAAATTTTTAAAATTATTTCCTCGAGTTCTAAATCTTTTCCTTTAATTTTTTCTAACTCAACATTCAACTTTTCAACATAACCTTTGTAGTGTTTGTTGTAGTGTGTTTTCATAGTGACATCATCAATAAACCCACCTAATGAATCATAACTATATGGTAGTTTATCTACACTAATTTTTTTTATTTCAGAAATAATTTTTTGTTTTTTACTGGACTCTACTTTCAGATGAGATTCTATAATATCTATTTTTCTTGAAAATATGTCATATATTGATTTTTTCATAAAGTTCAACTTGTTGATATATAAATATCATCGGTTGACAGAAATCATGTTTAACATTTCTTCTATTGTGGATGCATCATCCATCATACTATCACCCATAACGGTTGATATAATTTTTTTCTTTCTATTTAAAATATCATAAATTGCACCTTCGATTGTGTTTTCAAAAAGAGGGTAATAAACTGATGTTGAATTTTTTTGACCAATTCTATGTGACCTGTCTTCTGCTTGTGAATGTTCAGCAGGAACAAAAGATAAATCATTCATAATAACAGCCTCCGCAGATGTTAAAGTAATACCAACACCAGCAGCCTTTAAGTTTCCAACAAATACTTTGATTTTATCGTTTGTTTGAAATTCATCAACCGCGTTTTGTCTGTGGAACTTAGAACAACTACCATCTAAATAAACCGCAGATTTACCAAAGTGATTATAGATTTGATTTAATGTGTCGGTAAAGTTTGTAAATATAATTACCTTTTTACCTTGTTCTATAATGTTTTCTGCTAACTCAATCGTATTATTAATTTTTTCTTGTGCGATTACTTTTCTTACTTTCATTAGTTTACCAAACTGAATCGTAAGTGAAGATGACTCTTCAGGGTTTTGGTCATACCAATCAAAATATTCACCCATTAATTCTTCATAGTCTTTTGATTTGAGTCTCAAATAAACAGGTGTGATAATTTTTTCAGGTAAATCTAAAACTTCTTCTTTTAATCTTCTTAGAATATGTGTTGAGGTTCTTTCTCTTAATTCATCAAGATTGGATGCTCCTGTAACGTTCCACACCTTTCTTTTTCCAACGCTAAATTGAAATCCATTACAATATCTTTTAGCATACGCCATCCAATTCATTGCCACGGGGCTATCAACAAGGTTTAATAAATTATAATAATTCATAGGTCGAGAGGTCATAGGTGTACCTGATAACAACCACACTCTATTTGATTTACTTGCGATATCGTTTGCAATTTTTGTTCTTTGGGCTTGTGGATTAGAAATCATATGTGCTTCATCCATGATTACTAAATCAAAATTAATTTTCATAATTTCTGACTTATCCTTTTCTTTAATGTCGTGGAAATTTTTTAAGATGTCGTAGTTCACAATAACAAAATCATGTTCATCTGAAAATTTCTTACCCTCTGCAATATAAACAGACCTATCTGAATAATTTGCAATCTCTCTTTGCCAATTTATTTTTAATGATGCTGGACATACAATCAAAACTTTCTTAGCTCCTGTTTCTAAAGCGGCAATGATAGTTGATGTTGTTTTACCAAGACCCATGTCATCGGCCAAAATAAACTTTTTATTTCTTACTAATTTTTCAATTGCTTCTTTTTGATGTTCCATAGGTGGTCTATGGGTGTATTTGTTATAATCAATAGAAATGTTTTTAACTTCATTATCTTTTAATAATGCTGATTTTGGCATCCAAAAATCATGTAAAGTTTCTCCTGAAAATATCTTACCCCAAATATGATACGCCTTATCTTTTTCAACCAACAACTTTTCAACATAAATCTCTAAAGGTTCTTTGGTGTACATCTTATCTTCCATCAGTTTTTTACCAAAATATGAATCAAGTTTGACCCATTTTTTTGCAACTTTTGGTTGTGTTGTGTTATAATTATTGATATAATCCGCCTGCGGTCTTGTAGGTACAAAAGACTTACTATTCTCTTTTTTGTGTTTTAAATTAAGGATATAGTTATTTGACCCTTCGTAATCATCTAATATTAAAAGGGCTTTTGATTCGGGTGTTTTGGGCACAAAATCTTCCATAGTATATTAAAATATAATAAAATTCAAGAAAAAATCAATCAAAGTATTTATAAGTATGACACAACCAAGAGTTCCTATAACAAGACTAAACAAATTTTTTTCTGAAGAAGATTTTGATTTAGATATTTCCATGGGTGAAGAATGGTTAGGTGGTGACATGAATTTTACTTTGGTCTTATATAGGGTAGATAAACAGAAAACAAATAACGACGATGTTTATGGTGAAACTTTATCTGACGGTATACAATTTTTGGCTCCAATTGAATTTAAAGGTTACGTACAAATAGAGGCACCAACTAATACTGATTATGGAAATTCTAAATTGACACAAAGTGAACCAGGTAATTTAAAAATTGGTGTTTATCAAAAAGAATTAGACAATTTAGAAATTGAAATTTCTTATGGGGACTATATTGGTTATTACGAAACGGAATCAAAAGTAAGATATTTTAGTGTTGTTGATGATGGTCGTGTAGTGTCAGACAATAAACACACATATGGTGGTTATAGACCATTCTATCGGTCAATTGTTGCGGCACCTGTTGTTGATGACGAATTTAGAGGAGTTTAAAAATGGCATTACCAAAAAAAGTTAAAAATTCATTACCATTAATACCTGAAAAGGTTGGTCGAGAAAGGCGTCAAGAAATGCTTGATGATATAACTGACTATGGTACTTATTTACCTAAAGGAGTTTTACATGCGGATTTAGATAGAGGTATGTTGGATTTTGTAAAAGAAGACCTAAAACTTGTAATGGAAGAAAAGGTCGTTCCAATTGTAGATAGAATTATTACAAATCAAAACTGGTCTCAGTTTACTGAAACATGGGACTTTCAAGATTTAGACAAAAATATATCCTTACCATTTATTGCAACAGTAAGAACTCCTGAAGTTAAATATGGAACATTTCAGGGAGGAGCAGCAAATATTCCAAACAGAAGACAATTTTTTTACTATTCGGTTCCAACATGGGATGGTCAAAGAAAAGGGGCTGACGTTTATAAAATACCACAACCAATTCCTGTCGATATTACATATAATGTGAAAATATTTTGTAACAGAATGAGAGAACTTAACGAGTTCAATAAAATTGTTATGGAAAAATTTACATCAAAGCAGGCGTATAGACAAATAAAGGGACATTATATTCCATTAATAATGGAAAGTGTTACCGATGAGTCAGCAAAAGACATAGGAAAAAGAAAATACTATATCATAAGTTATACTTTTATCATGAAAGGTTTGTTGATTGATGAAGATGAGTTTGAAGTTTCACCAGCGATTACTAGACAACTTTCGATGTTTGAAGTGGATACTATCAACAAATCAAGAAGAGTTCAACAACAACCACCAAGACCCGATTTTTTTGATTTGGATTTGACTTTTCTACCTGGTGTTACCACTCTGTCTGAAGTTTTTAGATATACGGTTGATTTAAAAGTTTCGGGAGTTGAAAATTTGGTAAGTTGTTACAATTTTTCATTTACATCTAATACATCAAACAATTTAAACTTTACGGGGTGTAATGGTATTCCAATATCAATTTCAGGTATCACATCAGGAACATCATCGACGTATTGTGTTCAAGGAGGAACAACACCATCTTTTTCTAACTCAACGGGAGTAACCATATCAACAACAAGTTCGGTTTGTAACGACTCGTTTTCGGTTTTTATAAATGGTAACTATGTCGGTGATAATTTATCGGTCATCCAAATAAATGATGGTGATACTTTGGTTGTTAATGCTTTTAAAAAACTTATTACGCAAACCTCTGTAATAAAAACAGTTGCTTATTTGGTTTAATTATTCACCATACAAGTCTTTTTTCTTTTCACAATTTTTTTTAATCAAACTTTCCAAAAATTTATACATCTTTAATCCATTCACTTCGCAATACTTTTTTAGGATTTGATGGGTTTCCTCTGAAATTTTTAAGTTTTTAATTTTTTTCATTATGTTAATTTTCATTAGGTAGAAAAAAGGTAGAATTTTTTCTTACTTAGAAATAAATATTGGTTTGTAGTAAAGTTTTTTACAATTTATTATTGTATTTATATATAAAATAAAAGAAAAAACTTTACATTTAACATGGCATCTAATAAAATATTCGTTTCGCCAGGAGTTTATACTTCAGAAAGAGATTTAACATTTGTAGCTCAAAGTGTTGGGGTTACTACATTAGGTTTAGCGGGAGAAACACTTCGTGGTCCTGCATTTGAACCAATTTTCATAACAAATTTTGATGAGTTTACCACTTATTTTGGAGGTACTAGTCCTGAAAAATTTGTGAACACACAAATTCCAAAATATGAATTAGGTTATATCGCTAAATCATATTTAACACAATCAAATCAATTATTTGTAACAAGAGTACTTGGATTATCTGGTTATGATGCGGGACCATCTTGGTCTATTACTACAATCGCAAACCCTAATCCATCAACGATGACGGCAACAGGTACAACAGGTCCTTTGGGTATAACATTTACAGGAACAACTGGTGGTACTATTACTTTCACTTCAGCAATACCAGGAGCAATTAACGTAAATGGTAGTTTCTACAATACGTATACACAATTTGATGGTGGAACTTCATCAGTAAATCAAGACTTACAAACTTATGTTTCAAATAGAATTGAAGCATTTTCAAATTCATTAGCATTATCGGGAAATACCGCACTATTTTGGGGTAGCGTAAGTTCTTCTACTTTCAATTCAGTAACAGGTGTTAGTACAAATGGTACAGGAACAATTACATTATACTCAGAAACATTTGGTGTTGGTAATTTAACAGGGGCAACTGCAAGTTCTTTGTCTGCACAAACAACAAACGACCCTTGGTACTACGCATTATTTGATTATACCCATAATCCACCAAACAACAGTTACTATGGTGTTGGTTTTGGGGTTGCAATGTCAGGTATTTCATCGACTCCAGCTTCAGGTGTTTACTCAGGTACAGTTGCGGTTTATACCACAAATTATTCAGGTTCACCATACAGTGAATATGATGAAGTTGTTGTTGCAACTTTAAGGTCGAGAGGTATTTCAACATTTAGTTCTACTCAACACGGACCTTTATTTCAAGTTTCAGCAACTACAGGTGTTACAATGGTTTGTTCAGGTAATTATTCGGGAGTTACTAAAAACCCTAAAGCGACTTTCCTTATTACAGGAACAACTTATCAAAATACAAACTTTTCATTTGAAACATCGATGAACAGTCTAAGTCCAAACTTTTTGAGAAAAGTTTTTGGAGGTAGTAATTTTGGAAAAAGTAGAACAGATGTTCCAATTTTTGTTGAAGAAACCTATAGTTCACTACTTAATTATGGATATAACGAAGGAAAAATTAGAGGACTATATTGTGATTTAGTAGAATTACCTGGAGTTACAGACTCAACTAACTTAAACTATTTAAAAAGTATTGCTTTCTATTTGGAACAATACCAAACTCCTAAAACTCCTTATTTAGTTTCTGAATTACGTGGTAGTAGAGTATTTAACCTATTTAGATTTGTTTTAATATCTGATGGTAACGCGGCTAACACTTTGGTAAAATTATCAATCGCAAATATCTCATTTAATAATTTAACGTTTGACGTATTAGTTCGTGATTTCTACGATACAGACTCAAATGTTGTTGTTTTAGAAAGTTTCCGTGGTTGTACTATGAACCCTAGTCAAAATAGTTTTATAGCTAAAAAAATTGGTACATCTAATGGTGAGTATCAAGTAAGGTCTAAATATGTTATGTTAGAAATGAACAACGACGCCCCAATAGACTCACTACCTTGTGGTTTTGAAGGGTATATTTCAAGAGAATATGCTAACGCTACACCACCATTTGTTCCTTACAAAACTGTATATTATAAACCAAACGAACTTATTTATGACCCACCATTTGGTACTACAAGTGGATTTAATAATGAACAACGTTCTTCGGGTGAGAATCCTCGTTTTGCTTACTTAGGTATCAGTAACGGTGTTGGTTTTGATTATGATTTTTTCCAATATAAAGGAAAACAAATTCCTAATAATTTGGCAACTGCAACAACCGGCGATGAGTGGGGATATAAAACAAAAGGTTTCCACTTAGATAGTGGGGCAACTATTGTTACCATATCATCGGCCTACGCAACGTCAGGGGAAAGTGCGTTTTACGTAGGTAGGGGTTCATTTGACTCAGAACCTACTAATGTTTCCGACACATACTATAAACTAAATACAAGAAAATTCACAGTTTTACCTTATGGTGGTTTTGATGGTTGGGACATTTATAGAGAATATAGAACAAACGGTGATACGTTTGCTCTTGGTCAAACTGGATTTATGAATGGAGCTGCAAGTTCAGTTACTTACCCAACCGCTACGGGTTGGGGGGCATTCAAACCTATTTCTGGACCTAATCAAGAAAATTGGGCAAATACAGACTACTACGCATATCGATGGGGTCAAGATACATTCGCTAACCCTGAAAGAACTAATATAAATGTATTTGCAACACCGGGTATTGATTATGTAAACAATTCAAATTTAGTTGAAGACGCGATAGAAATGGTACAATTCGATAGAGCGGATTCACTTTATGTTTGTACAACACCTGACTTTAATTTATTTTTACCATCTTATGATGATATTTCTGAAGGATTAATATTCCCAACAGAGGCGGTAGATAATTTGGAACAAACAGGAATCGATTCAAACTACACGGCGTCTTATTATCCTTGGATTTTAACGTTAGATAGTGTATCAAACACACAACTTTACATACCAGCAACATCAGAGGTAGTTAGAAACTTCGCACTAACTGATAATATTGCATTCCCATGGTTTGCATCAGCCGGTTACACAAGAGGTTTGGTGAACGCAATTAGAGCGAGAAGAAATCTTACTCAAGATGACAGAGATACATTATATAAAGGAAGAATTAACCCGATTGCAACTTTTAATGATGTTGGCACAGTAATATGGGGTAATAAAACTTTACAACTAAGAGAATCTGCACTCGATAGAATTAACGTTAGAAGACTATTATTACAAGCACGTAAGTTAATTTCGGCTGTGGCGGTTAGATTATTGTTTGAACAAAACGATGCAAAAGTTAGACAAGATTTCTTGGATTCAGTAAACCCAATATTAGACCAAATTAGAAGAGACCGTGGTCTTATTGACTTTAGAGTTCAAGTATCTAACACACCTGAAGACTTAGACTCTAACACTTTAACAGGTAAAATATTTATAAAACCTACAAGAGCGTTAGAATATATTGACATCGAATTTGTAATTACACCGGCAGGAGCTTCATTTGATGACCTATAAAAATAACAATATAAAAAAATGAAAATAGAAAAAAAAATAATAAAAGAATCTCTTGGTTATACAAACACAGGAAAAAAAACATTTTCTAATAAAAAACAAAATATTGTTTTAACTGAGAGTCAACTTGAAAAACTATTAGAAATACTTAAAAAGTAATGAATTTAAAAGGTTTGGTTAAAAGGGGAATTAAAAAATTCCTAAAAGAAGGTTTTGATGAGGTAGGACGACCTGACTTGAAATATTATGCGTTTGATTGGGACGACAACATCATGTTTATGCCAACATCTATTATGGTTGTGGATGAAGATGAAAATGAAGTCCCAATGTCAACTGAAGACTTTGCGGAGTATCGGTCAGAAATCGGGGTTGAACCTTTTGATTATAGAGGAAAAAAAATCATAGGGTATGCTTTGGGGGCATTTAGAAATTTTAAAGAACCGGGTAATAAAAGATTCATATTAGATTCCATGATGGCTAAAACAGGCCCTGCTTGGAAAGACTTTGTGGAGTGTATTAACGGGGGTTCAATATTTGCAATCATAACCGCAAGAGGTCATAGTCCTGAAACACTTAAAGAGGCGACATACAACCTTATAATGAGTAATAAAGAGGGTATTAACTCGCGAGAGTTAGCGAAAAATTTAAATGAGTACAGAAAAATAGGAAACAAAGTGTCAAACGATACAAAAATTGAAGCTTTATCACCATCAGAACTAAATGAATATTTAGACATGTGTGTTTTTGAACCGGTATCCTTTAATAAAGGTAGTGCATCAAACCCTGAAATAGAAAAATTTAATGCACTTAAAAACTTTATTTCGTATTGCAGAGATTTGGCAAAAGAATTGTCAAAAAATATGGAATTAAGGGGGACACCGATGTTTAAAAACGATGTTAATGCAAATCCTATATGGGAACCATTAATTGGGTTTTCAGATGATGACCTAAGAAATATTGAGAAAATATCTGAATTGTTAAATCAAGAATATGAAGAAAATCCAGTAAACTTATATCTAACTAAGGGAGGAGAAAAAGTTAAATACTAGGTTCTAGTTATAGAATATTTTAAAAAAAATAAAAAGTAAATAAAAAAAATTATTTTTAGATATTTATAAAATAAATAAAACAAACTTAAAACAAAAGATATGGCTGATTTATTAATGAAAATGCCCTTTCAGTATGAACCTAAAAGAAAAAATAGGTTTATCATTACTTTCCCTTCTTCTTTGGGGATTAACTCTTGGTATGTTGAATCCACATCAAGACCAAAAGTTGAAATCAAAGAAGTGGAAATTCCATTTTTAAACACATCAACATATGTTGCTGGTAGATTTACTTGGGGTACGATTGATGTTACATTCCGTGACCCTATTGGACCATCAGCATCACAAGCACTAATGGAATGGGTTCGTTTACACGCTGAGTCAGTTACGGGACGTATGGGTTATGCTGCAGGATACAAAAAAGATATTGATTTAGAAATGTTAGACCCAACAGGTGTGGCGGTTGAAAAATGGATATTACAAGGAGTATTTTTAACAAGTGTTGATTTCGACTCGTTAGGTTATAGTGAAGATGGACTTATCACAGTAAAAGCGACATTAAGACCTGACAGATGTATTTTAGTATACTAAAATAAAAATAAAATATATTACAATCCCATCTTTTCAGGTGGGATTTTTTATTTACATTGATTATTGTAAAACTATTTTTAAAATAAAAAACTATGGAGCAATCACAAATTTACGGACAAATGGATTTTAATTTACCGCATGATGTAATAAAACTACCTAGTAAAGGTGTGTTTTACAAACCAAAAAAAGAAAGTATAAAAGTCGGTTATTTAACCGCATCGGATGAAAACATTATGATGTCACCAAACATTATAAAAGATGGGTTAATATATAATCTATTAAAAAATAAAATTTACGAACCAAATTTTGACGTTAATCAGTTATTGGATGTAGATGTACAAGCAATTTTAATATTTCTTAGAAATTCTGCTTTTGGTTCTGAATACAATATTGAACTTGTAGACCCATTTAATGGGCAAAAATTTACAATCGAGTACAATTTTGATTCATTAACTTACGAAGAACCGATACATAATCCAAACGAAAACGGATTATATACTTTTACAACAAAAATATCAAACAAAAATCTAAAATTAAAATTATTAAATTTAGGAGACCAAAGAGAATTAGAAAAACTACAAGACCAATACCCTAAAAATCTAACCGCACCGATAGTTACAAAGAAACTAGAAAAACATATTGTAGAACTTGATGGGGAGACAAGTAAAATAGAAATATCAAAATTTGTTAATAATTTACCAATAAAAGATTCAAAAGAAATACAAAAATTTATACAAGATTGTGAACCCAAATTAGACCTAAATAGAACAATTACAGCCCCTTCAGGAGAAAAAGTTAGTTTCAAACTATCTTTTGGGGCTGAGTTTTTTCGTCCTTTCTTCTCACTATAAAAAAAACCAATTAGAAGAAATTTATTATTTGGTAAAATACGGAAATTTTTCTTACAACGACTGCGTTAATATGCCAATTTTTGAAAGAAGATTTTTTATAGACAAATTAATTAGTGAGTATAAAACATAAAACTAAATATTTATTAAATAAAAAAAAATGTTCAGTGATGAAAAAAAAGTCGATGCTTCAGACGCCTTAAATCAAGGAGAAGGTTTTATTAGTCTACTAAATAATATAAACACAGCCGTTAAAGATACCTATTTAACTTTCAAAGGTGATGATAATGTATTTGAAAAACTTACAGAGAAACTAACATCGATGGAAAATTCATCTGTAGGACTTTTACGTTCTATGGGTGGAGTTTTCAATTTGATGCAAAGAAGCAATGACCCAGCCGAAAGAGTAAATGACACTATAGGTCAGTTTCAAGAAAGACTTTTAGGCGCAGCTAAAGGAATACAAGATTTTGGAGGTTCGTTTAAGGACGTAACAGAAGTTACTGAAGGATTGGCCGATGCTATGGGTAGAGTAGTATTTCCATCTCAAACTGCGATGGAAAATATGGTTGCATTATCAAAAACTACAGGGCTTACAAACAAAGAAATCGCTTCAATGGTAGAAAAAGTTACTTCTTTTGGTGGTACACAAGAAGAGGCAACAGATAAAATACATGAAATGGCGGTAGTAGCAAGAAGAGTTGGTCTTGATGCTTCAAAATTTGTAAAAGAAATGTCTGCAAATATAGACAAAGTTGGTGGATTTGGTTTTAAAGATGGTGTGAAAAGTTTAGAACGAATGACAAAACAAGCCCAAATGTTAAAAACAACTTTTGGAGGTATAGTTGGAACATTACAAGAAACGGTACTTGACCCTGAAGGTGCTATTAACGCCGCAGCCAGATTTCAAATGCTTGGTGGTGCAGTTGGTAAACTAGCAGACCCGTTTCAGTTGATGTATATGGCTCAAAACGACATGGAAGGATTACAAAAAGAATTGGTAAAATCAACACAGGCTGCCTTCCAATTTAATTCGGAAACCGGTGAGTTTAAAGCGTCTACACAAGACTTATACAGATTAAGAGAGCAGGCTTCAATTACGGGGGTTAAGTTTGAAGATTTAGTTAAAACAGGAAGAGAAGCTGCAAAGTTAGATTATATAAAAGATAAATTTAATATGGATGGCCTTTCAGATGATAATAAGGAATTATTATCAGGTTTGGCACAAGTTGGTAAAGGTGGTGAGGTAACCATAGATATACCTGGTTATGGTTCAGTAACAGAAGCATCAATTAAATCAGGTCAGGCTGCTGAGGCTTTAAAAGAATATCAAAAAAATGCCGCATTAGATGAAAAACAAATCGCAATTAAACAACTAACCACGACTGAAAAAAACGCAAAAGATGTGGAGATGATAAGAAACGCTGTGTTATATTCATTGACTGGTAGTGATGCGAAAAAAAGAGAAGAAATTTTGAAATCTATGGCTGATAATCAAGCTACATATAATGCGGCAGTTAAAGACATGGGTGAAGCCGTAGGGGCTGAAATTGGTAAAGGTGCATCTGGTGTAATAACAAACATTCAAAAGAAAGCTACGGAGGAATTTACCAACCAAACAGGATATGGAGACCCAGAGAGTAAAGATAAACAAAACGCACTAATAGGAAAGGTCCAAAAAGGGGTGGAAGCAATGGGTAATATTTTTGGGGATGATTTAAAAGATGTAGGTACAGAAGATTTATTTATTCCGGAAGGAGGAAGACCCAAAGTTTTATCAGAAGGAAAAATTTATCAAGGTATTGTAGGAGATGAAGTTGCTATGGGAACAAATTTATCAGATGCCTTTAACAAAGTATCTACAATACAAGATTTAATGTCCGCGAAGAGTAAAGGTGCGACTTCACAAAATATTGATGGAAATTTAAAAATAGATATAAATGTTGGAGGAAGAGTTGATGGTGATAAAAATGCAGACATAAGTAAAATATTTTCAAGCCCACAATTTCAAAAACAATTGATGGATATGGTCCTATACAAAATGAAAGATTATCAAAAACAACAGGGTGTTCTTTAGAAAAAATTGAACTATAATCTATTTATCAAATAAAGTTTAATGGAAAGTCCACTTTCATTCAATTCTACAGAAAACTTTAGAAAAAAATTGTTGGCAAGAAATCTGCCAGCATATCGTGTTGTCAATTTTTTTGGAACAGATGATAAACCTGCTCAAGGTGAATTTACTTACACAGACCTAACTCCCGTTGATTCAACACCAATCGAAATAATTGGAGACAGACAAGAAAGAATATTATTTCCAATAAATCAGTATGGTCCCGAAGATAGTGAAGAATACGGAGACATGGTTCAAATTAATAAAAATCTGAACTACAAATCAAACGAAGGTCAATATGATTTAACAGATACCATATTAAGTGATTTAGAAACGATTGGTGATAATTCAGAATTATATCACATAGTAAAAAATGTTTACAAACCTCAAAATAATATTGCAGGGTTTGGAAGTTCGGTTTATTTTATTAATGACGACAAAAATATTTTAACAATTGGTGAAGGAGAATATACAATTGTTGATACATTTAACAACTATTTGGAAAGAATAGGAAACCAAAAAGAAATAGATTTAAAAATATTAAATAAATGGGGTGTTTTTGCGAGTGAAGATTTTGGACAAACTGTTTATAATATTAATGATGTATTAACACTTTCATCATTCAGAACACAATCACCATATTCTATTTCATATACAATTGGAAATGAATTAGAGTTTGTTGGTAATACTCAAGAAGGATTATTATATGCAACCAATCAATATTTTCCTACATCGCAAGGTGATGAAATTTATGGAACAACTTTGTGGTCAATAAATAATGACCTACAACAATATAGAATAAGTTCTAGTATTGGAACTGGCGAATACGACTTTACGGATACTATTCAAAGTGGATTAGAATTAGAAGGTGTAGATGAGAGACCACAATTATTTAAATTAAATTTATATAGACCTGAAAATGGACAAAGTGAGTTTGAGGTCGAAATGTATAGAACTTTAAGAATATTATTTTTATCACAAGGAAATTATACAATCGAAGACACAGTTTCTAATAAGTTAGAAACAATTTCTAAAGAACAAAGACCAATCTTATTTACAATAAATCAATACGGTTCTGAAACCGAAAGAGGACAATCTGATATAAATTTAAACTTTCAAACAAAATCAAATGAAGGTGAATATGGTTTTCCTGATACCGTAAATAGCGAATTAGAAAATATAGGACAGTCTGTTGAAAATAGAACTTATATAAATAACAAATATGGGCCAAGACCGGCTTTAGGTAGTACCACATCATATGGTGATTCTGTTGTTATAAATGATGATTTATTACCGGCAGATAATGTTGGTCCGTATGGTATCGATGACACTATTGGTAGTACTTTAGAAATACAAGCCGGTCAAAGTGAAACACAAGCATATCTATCAAATACATATTCAACAGGAACTGGTTCATATTCTGATATTGATTTTGACAATGAAGTCATTCAAGTATTACAACTACCTTACGCCAATTCAGATAATACGTTTATTTTTCTACCTTCAACATATACTCCATATAGTATTTTGTTACAGAATAATCCAACAGGGTCTGATGGACCGTTATCACAAGATTCAAACTTAGCTAAAATAAGTGCAACAAATTTACAAAAGGAGTTTAAATCTAGAATTGCGTTAGAGTTGTTACAACAAACAATTGGTAGAGTAAATGCTGTTAGTTCATCAATCGACCCACAAACAGGTGGAATTTCTGCAAAACCAAATACTGACCCATTTGATGTTTTGGGTATGGCGACAGGAAATATCCCGGTAATCGCTATGAACTATAAGATTACATCACCACCTGATGTTGCGGGGGTACCAACGCCATTAGATGTTGTAGATTTTGCAGGTAGATTGGCTGGTTTATATAGTCCATATTCATATATTATTGGTGAGTTATTTGATTACCCAACAAGAATTAATAATCAAAACACGTTTTTACAAAATACACTTTCTGCGTTAGGAGGCCAAGGTGGTCCTATTTTTAACTACAAGGAACCTGCAAATAACAACGCATCAGAACTATTGATGACTTATACATCAATTCCAACAAGAAATTTAATATTTCAACAATTTTCATATAACTATTTTAGACCTGACTACCAAAAGGGGCTTAGTTTACTTGCACCACAACCAAAATTTTACATAGGAGATAATAAAAGCTCTATTACAAAATTAGTAACACCTGACGTTTCAGAGTTACCACTTTCAAAGTACAATGATAATGCATCTTCTTATGGTCCTGTTTTATCCTACTCAAACTTAGGAAAAGCTTATGAAACAAATCAATTAGATGAAACCAAATTTGGAATCAATAGTCGAAACTACTATAGTGCAGGTGCGGCCGCAGATGGAACTACATTAGTAAATTCTACAGTTTTTGGAGGATTTACATGGACAAGTAGTGATAACTACACCAAACCTGGAAAACTACCACAAAGAGGGGGCGCTGATTTAACACAATGGGGAACACCACCAAGTTATAGAGAAGACGACTCTAGTTCATACGATTTTACACCTGGTTCATTATTAGATACGACTCAAAAATTAGTTGATGCGGGTAACAAATCTCAGTACAAAACTGAACACGTAGGAAACGCAATCAATCAAGTTTCCAAAATTTTTAATGATGGTTATCAAGAATTAACTAAAGGTTCAAGAGTTGTAAGATATTCAACAAAAACATCAGTTGGCGAACAAACAGAAAATCCAGTTGGATATGAATATTGTAGAGTCTTTACAAAGGATAGACCCTATTACACATATAGAGAATTACAAAAAACAGATGGTAACATTAGAAAATATCCTGACTCGGTATTAACAAATACATATAACTTAAATATTGTACCTTATAGCGACCCAAGTTCGAGCAGTTTAGACTTTGGAAAAGACAAGGTAAAAAAATATATGTTTTCGTTAGAAAATTTGGCTTGGAGAACATCAAACACACCTGGGTTTACTTACGAAGATTTACCAACTTGTGAAAAAGGACCGAATGGGGGTAGAATTATGTGGTTCCCTCCTTATGATTTATCATTCGATGAAAATATACAAACAGGGTGGCAAGACAATACATTTTTAGGAAGACCTGAGCCAATATATACTTACACAAATACTTCAAGAAAGGGAAACATTAGTTTTAAAATTTTAGTTGACCACCCATCAGTAATGAATGTTTTGGTTGATAGAGAATTAGAAAGAGAAGGTGAAGGTTCAATCACTCAAGTTATAGATTCATTTATTGCGGGATGTACAAAGTATGATATATATGACTTAATTAAAAAATGGGTAACATTCACACCTCAAGAAATTTTTGAAACTCAAGTTTTAGTTAGAGAAATAACAGAAACTGAATTTATTACAAAAATTCCACCACCACCCCCTCAACAACCACCTGACCCTTGTTTACAATACGATTATGCTGTAGGAAATAGTGCCACAACTATAAATTATACAGGTTGCGGGCAAACAACACTGACTTCAATACCATTATCAAGTGGTGCGACTGGTACTGTTTGCGTTGAAAAAAATACCGTACCTTATTTTACAAACGCAAGTGACGGAACAATTACACCAACTGGAAAACCGTGTAATCAACCATCACCAACACCGACTCCTTCACCAACACCCACTACAACACCATCACCAACGCCAACACCATCACCAACACCTACTACAACACCTGTACCTACACCATCACCAACACCTACCGCAACTCCAGCACCCACATTTACTCCGACAATTGTACAACCTAATTTACAAGATATTGGATTTTATTTCCATAATGATTATCCTGGGCAAAAAACTGTAAACGGTGTATTTGACCCATTACAAGCACAAAAACCTTTTGATGAAGTTTATCAGGATTATTTAGCTCTTAAACAAGGTTATTTAGAAACAGGAGGAACAGACTTATTTGGTAAAACTTTTGGAAAGGCTAGAAATTTTATTTTTAAATATAACGACGCAACCTATACTCAATTTACACAAGCACAAATTCAGAATTTAAGTCCCGCAGCGCAAACTCAATATCTATCTTCATTCATAGACGCAAGAAAAGATAGTGTTAGTAAGTTTTTTGATTATATTGAAAGTGAATTTAATGACGCAAAAAAATTGGCTGTTGTAATTGGAGATGCTTTATCACAAGGAAAAAAAGTCAAATTTAGTTTGTCGGGTACCGCATCATCGGTACATAATCCTGACTACAATATAAAACTATCAACAAGAAGAGGGGATAGTGTTAGACAGTGGTTATATGCTCAACCAGCTGGTTCTAAAAAAATCGGGGATTATGCTGAAGACGGAAGTATTGTAGTGAAAGTTCAAACTTATCAAGGTGAGGGAGGTAAGTTAGACCAAGACCCATACAAATATATTGATTGTTCTAAATCATTTAAAAATAATAGTAATGAAGGTGTATCCTCAGTAAACGCAATGGCGTGTAGAAGAGTTAGAATTGTTGATGTTGAAATACTTGACCCTGTTGATAACACATTAAACAATACGGGTAATGACAACTCTAATGTAAATAACGTAGAAAATAGCGGAGCAAATGGAGATGGAAGTACTTCTGTTGAAGGGGATTTTAATGCATCGCAAGAAACTAATAATACTAATACAAGTTATTTAACATCTGAAGTAAACGATGATGTTGAATTGGAATCTAATAATCAGACTAATCCACAACCAGTAGAATCTAATAATACTTTTGTTAGTCAGACACCAAGCGGAGGGTCACAAAATCAAACACCCGAAACAGTAACAAGAACAAGAACTGAAAGAACAACACAATTAACATCACAAAGAAAAAAAGAACTAACAAAAAAATTAGGTAGAAAATTATTAACTGAGTGTAATTACTTTGATATGATTAAAGATTCTGATGAAATGATTTATAACGGAATAAAACAAAAATTCAAATTTTTTAATCCTGCATTTCACTCAATCACACCTGAAGGTTTAAATTCTAGATTAACATTCTTACAACAATGTATGAGACCTGGTGATACAATACCTACTGTTAGTGAATCATTAGAAGGTGAAGTTAAACTACTTTTTAATGACGTGACAAACAGCGTATTTGGTTCACCACCTATTTGTGTTTTAAGAATTGGAGACTTTTTTCACACAAAAATTGCACTTGATTCTCTTACCTTTAAATACGATGATGGAAAATTCGATTTAAATCCTGAAGGTATAGGTGTACAACCCATGATAGTTGATGTAAATATAGGTTTTAACTTTATAGGTGCTCATGGTTTAGCGGGACCTGTATCTAAATTACAAAACGCACTATCTTTTAATTACTACGCCAATACAGAAATGTACGATGATAGAGCTGACGATACTGCTAAAAACGAAACCCTTGATACCTATGACAAATTAATTGAAGAGGAAGCTTTAAATAGATTTGGGGTTGTTGCTAACCCAAGTAATAGAGGTACTCAAAATGACGGAGGTGTTCCAATTGGTACGATGGGGGAACAAAAACTTGATATTCAAACAAATATTGTAACAGGAAATATCAGATATCAGAATGTGATGCAAAGTTTAGTTGATAAGAGTAAAGAATACTTTGAAGTTGTAGAACAAACACTTTCCAAAGTTAATGATGAATTATTTATAGGTGGATTACAATTATTAACAAAAGAAAGAGAATATACTTCAGGAAGTTTTAACGCTTTAGGTAGTCCACAATCGTGTACAATTTATGGTAAATCAATAAATATTGAAACAAGAGTTAACAACCTAAAAACTAAAGCAAAAGAAGATGTAGATAACAACGATTGTCCAATACTTGCATTAGTTGATAACTCTAATTTTAGTGACATACAAATAAGAAAAGTAAAAAGAAGAATACAAGATTTGATAGATGCTAAAGCTGGTCAAATTTTAGGTGTATTAGAGGTTAACAATAGTACGATTACCGCAAAAGAATTAGAATGGATAGGTATTGTTGACAAATTAAATTATATTATGAACGGTAATGATGGATACATAACAAAACAAGGTAATGCTTATATCTATAATATATCAGGAACCACTCAAATTACCGCACCATATCCACAAGGAGTTACAAATACTTTACAAGAATTAACTCAAGAATCTTATTTAGTTAAAAATGACATTAACGATTTTATACAACAACTAAGTACTTTTAATGTAATACCATCTGGTAGTTATGAGTACAACGATTCATTTTCTTTTGATACTTATATTCCAAATTACACTCCGGCTAAAAATAGATTCTTCATACTTTTTGGTACTGACATTTTGAAAAAACCTCAAGATTTTATAAATAGTATTATAAATTCGGCAATACCAAACGCAAGTCAGGCTGATAAAGATGCATGGGACACTTATTTTACAAATATAATTACAACACCACAAACAGGTTTAGGTGCGGATTATTTGACCTCCAAAAATACTCAAGACGCAAATTTGAAAAAATTTAGAGATGATTATTATTCGAACAAATATACAAACTATAGACCTTATGATGTTTCTAAAGAAAGACTTTGTGTGTTAGTAACTAAATTACCACCATTAGCACCTTCAGATTCTAATATGAAAGACCTATATTCACAAGTTAACTCTGGGGGTAATAAATTTAATTTGAAAAAATCTTTCCCATAATGGATTACTACAATAGATATAAAGACTTTTTAATCAACGGGCAACAAACGGTAGTTCCTTATGTAAATTTACCAATTAGACCTACTGACCAACAATACCTTTATTTAGTTGGTAAATCCCGTCTTGATAAAATTAGTTTTGAAAAATACAGTACTCCATATTTTGGTTGGTTAATTTTAACGGCTAACCCTCAATACAGTGGTTTAGAATCAAATATTCCTGATGGTGCTATTTTACGAATACCATTTCCGTTAGTTAGTGCATTACAAGACTACAAATCCGCAGTAGATACACATATATTTTATTATGGCCGCTAGATTAAAACAAAATAAAAAAATATTCATAGAAACTGAGTATGACAACATCGTTGTTGTTAATCCTAATGAAGTATATGATAGTGTAGGTAAAAGAGAACCAAGATTTGTAGACCAAGAAGATTTGGTTTATTACGCTAATTTGGAAACATTCATAATTCCAAGAACGAAGTTGGCGGTTGGAGAGTCTTTTGATGTACAAAGTACCGCTATTGCGACTTTATTTCAAGGAGAAGACGATTTGAAAATTAACTTTTTAAAACCAAAAGGTAAAACCGCATTTGATTCAAGTTGGACGGACCAAATAACGGGTAAAGATTCAAGAAACTTTGAAGGGGTAAATCGAAATATTCAAAGAGTTGTTGAAACAGAAGGGGTGCAAAGATTTGAAAAGTCTGTTGGTGGTTATGAAGATACGCAACTATTAGGAATAAATAGAATTAGTGTCACAGTAAAAGGAACAGGCGTCCCTGAAGTTTCAATATCGATGACAGACATACAAGGAAGGTCTTTATTTGAGCAGGGTGAAAATTCGTTATATTCGGCTTTTTTTAATTTTCCATATCCTCTGTTCTATTTGACTTTAAAAGGTTACTATGGGAAGGCCATAAGATATAGACTATCACTCACATCTTTTAATGCTAAGTTTAATGCTGAAAATGGAAACTATGAGATTGATTTAAAATTAATTGGTAAATTTACGGCACTACTATTTGATACACCACTATCTTATTGCTCAACTTCACCGTATATGTATAATAGTGTTATTACTATTACTGACCCGGTTACGAACACCAAAAAAACTCTTAACACATATAAAGGAAGACAAAAACTTGAAGAAGTTTACAACACATATAAAAGGAAAGGATTAATTCCTGATAATTTTCCTGTTTTATCATTAACGGAGTTAATTAATAGAATAGACAACTTTGATGCTAACTCACAGGCCGAATTAGAAAAAAAGGGAGATTTTACAAAACTTAATGACATTCAAGATTACTCTACAAACTTAATAAATTTAAATAAAGATGTTTTTGAATACGCACTTAGTACCGCTCTTGATGATAGTAATTTTATTGTTATAGACAATAATATATATTATCCTTACAAAAAAGAGTTGGGTATTGGCGAAGAAGTAAAAGTAAAAACAAAAATAGATGAAAGAATTAAAGGATATGTTAATTTTCTATCCATTAATCAAACTTTTGGAACAAACCCACCGAAAAAAAGAGAAAAAAAAGACGAAAAATTTGAAATCCCTATTACAATCAAAGATGTAAATGATATTATAAAAAAAGTTGATGTAGAAAGTTTCAAAAAAAACAATCAAGCATTACAAGAAACTTTTTTCTTTAGAACAGGTAAACAAGTAAATATTGGTGACCCAAACACAAACGCGGAGTTTGAAAAATTTGTATTAGATATAAACGCAAGTCTTAGTACAACTCAAAAAGTTTTAGATGCAAATAATAACATAATCGACGTACAACCCGATTATTATTTTTTTGGTAACAAAGTTGTCGCGGATGGTTCTTATATACCCAACTCTTACTTGGATAAGTTAGATAAAATGACAAAAACTCTTGAAGCGTTTCAAAAACAAATAGAGGATGAATTAACTGAATTTTACGCACAAACAGTTATATCACCAGAAGGAGGATTAGGATTTAAACCAACTATTAGAAACATATTTGCCGTGTTGTTAGCAGGTGCGGACACTTTTTACCGACTTATGGAAGATGTTCATGAAAAGGCGTGGGAAGTAAGAGCGGACAAAGATAGGCTTATGGCTGTAATTCCTCCTGAGAGTATTTCACCTGATGCGTTCAAATCAATACAGACATCTAGCGGTAGTTTGAATAATGATAATGTGGTTTATCCGTGGCCGTTGTATTTTACAAAAGAAAAACAAAGTAACCAAAGTGAGTTATATGTAATTCAATATCCTGGTGACCCTAAAATCATAAAACAAACAAAGGCGTTTAATTACAATATATGGCCTGAAATTGGATTTACAGAAACTTTTTTAAAGGCACAAACACAAACAGCAGCACCTACAGAAAACTTTACATATAATAATATTAAAGATGTTTCAGAATACATATCGTCAAATGCAATAGAATTTCCATTTAAAACTACCCCTTATCAAAATTTAGATGCAAAAAAATTATATTACGAAATCTTTGAAAGAGCATATGTTTCAACCTACTATGGAAACTTATTATCGGATTTAGCATCACAAAAACAAGTTGATAAATTTTATGGTGATATTGAAAGTAAAAATTTAAGTTTGGTTGCCCCTCAAGATATAGCCATAAATCAAGATTTAAAAAATTTTAAATTTAACTTACAAAAATTATTGGACTACATGAAAAAGGTGTCTAATAATGGGCAAGGAGAATTATGGAACTTTTATTTAAAAAATAATTATGTAACTCCGTATATTGAAACACTTACTAAAAATCCAAACGAAATATACGGAATAGATACTTTATCTAATAGAACCGTTGAGGTTTCAAGTAAAATAGATTTAGCAAAAAATCTTACAGACTACCTGACAAGTAGTGACTCATCTAAAAAAAATACTTTAGATACGTATCCGTTTACTAATTTAGATTGGTTAAAGAAAAATTTATCAAACGGAGATTCAATTCAAGACTTCAAAGATTATAACGATACGACAAAAACTTTTTTATATCTCGATGATAAAAAAACAATCGCAAGAATAAATCAAACCGACAAGTATTCTAATATTAAACTTTTTACCACACCTTATGGTTTTAATAACGGTAATCAAACATATTTAACAGACCAATCAAATAATGTTCAAATATCAACAAGAGACACCCTTAAAAATTTTTATATTAATAGAAAAAATGAAAAGACATTTTTTACTGAGTCATTTATAAACTATGGAAACTCATATAGTGGTAATGTGGGAACATCAATTCAAACAACTTCTTTATTGAATACACCATATTTTATAAACTCAATTGTCGAAGGCGTAAAAAAACAAAAATCAGGAAATACACAATCTTATGTTCAACTAGGTTATTTATTTTTAAATTCGTTACCTTTAATCACAACAAAAGAAAAACTTATAAATGTTGATAATAATACAATTACTGACTTAGAATATTTAGCGGCAACATTTAAAAAATACTCGGCCGTACATCAAGTTCCTTATGCTTGGGTATTAAAATATGGTTCTATATGGCATAGATATAAAACGTTTGTTAACTCTAACGTTGACATACTTGACGATGTTTGGAAAGACTTTGACTATGTAAACAGTTATGACCCTACAACATCAGATATCACAAAACAATATCAAATATTTGACTATACAGGAACAACAACACAGACAATTAGTTTACAAGGTTCAAATTTAATAGTTGCGAATACATATGATACCCAAAACGTTGGGTTTTATCCAAAATTAATCGATGATGTGAATTATTATTTATTCGGTAAAGATTTATTTACAGGTTATACAAGTGATGCATTTCAAAATGCGGTAACTGTTGATAATTTTAATATTGGAAAAAATAACACATCATCAACAATATTGAATGTAGGGTTTGATACGTCGTCACCTAACAGAACCCTAACTAAAAGAAACTACTACCAATATAGAACTTTTGCCGGAACGTCAAATAGTCCTAGTGCGGGTAATAGAATTGTATTATACCCATCGATGGGGGGTATACCAATTGACCAATCAATATATGAGTGTATAAACTCAAACAATCAAAAAACAATTGAACCATTTTTTAACAAAGCTTTGTATAATGGTTCTGTAAGGTCAGTTTGGGGAGCATCTAACTTTGGATATTTTGATAATAGTTTACTAACAAAACCAAAACCTACGGAATATTTAAAAGTTATAAAAACAAACACTAACAGACAAAATGATTTTGATTTAGTTTCAAACGAATTGAAGTATAGCTCTATAGACGAAATATTCAGTGTTTTCCCAAAAGAATTATTAGATAAATTTGAAGAAAAGTTTTTAGGTTTTTGTAAATACAATTTTGAAATTAAAGATTTACAACTTAACGATGAAGTTACTACGGCAACATATACAAATAGTAATGGTGTTCCGAATGTTGAACAAAAACTTCTAAAAAATCAAATTAGTAATTTGTTTGTTTTTTCAAATGCTGGTTTTGTAAAAACAAATGAAGACGTAGACGGAAAAAAATTGGCAGAATTACAAATTTCTAATTTAACAGAATCAATAAAAAACTTTTTGAACTTTGATTGTGTTATTAAATTGAGTAACCCGTATGATTTTGAAAGAAAACTATTTAACTCTTTTTCTAATCTTAATGAGTTTGTACCTGAAGATAAATATAGATTTGGTTCATATCTTAAAGGTAAATTACCTGGAGACGGAACTAACATTTCATTATTACTAAGTCTTGCTCAAAACCCTACGGCATGGGCGGCAGTTAGAAACTATGTTGGATTTAGTGAAATACCATCAGTTGATTACCCAAATCAAGTACAACCACAATTTCCTTCAGTACCTATTACAAATCAAAATACACCAACACAATATGTTCAACCATCAAACACATCAACTTTTAGAACTTTTCAAGATTTATGTACCGGTCAGTACTTCAATATTACCGACCCAAATAATTACTCAGAATCGTCTTTAAACTATACTGATGGTCATATAATTTATTTAGAAACAATTGATAACTCATCACAACCTAAAAACTTTTGCGCCAGAAAAGTCCCTAACAGTGCACAAACAACAACATATAATTTATTAGTGGATGACAATGCACCACAAACTGATGCTGTTGGAGTAACGCCTGAAAGTTACTGTCTTTCTTTTTTCAATTCACTAATAAATTGTACACAATCAAATAATCCAAATGTTAGTATTGTGTTTATTGGACATTCATCAACCATATTACCCACTTCAAATTTAGGGGTTGAAAGTAATAGGTATTTTAATTTAGAAAAACCAAATGGGGGGTATTCAGTCTATAAAATAGAAGGGGACCCTAATTTCAATATAACTAATGTTGGTAGTAAACGTTTTTATAATATTAATTCAAATATTAATGACCCTAACAATTTCCCTTTACCAAGCTCAGGAACACTAGGGGCGAACACAAACTTTTCAAATTTAATACAAGTCAATAATAACATTGCTGGAAATTATATAATGGTTATTGATTATTTAACACCAAACGGTAGTACCACAAAATTAACAACCACTATCACAACATTACCTGGTGGAAGTAACACTTCACCACAACAAACAAACAATCCACAAAACAATACCCAACCATTACCAGGAACACAAAAATCATTTGTAAGTGAATTTTTTATTGATAATGACATTGAATTTACTGCTCAAAATGTTACTTTACTATCACCTTTAATAAAGTTATACGTGACTCAAAAAATTGATGACCCATCATATAATAAAACAAAGTTTACGTCTTTCATTAATTCATATCTACAAGATAGGCAATCCTTTTTAGATAAAGTTGTTAATGAAACTTTTTCTAATCTTAACAGAATACTAAAAGATATACAAGTTGAAGAACAAACCACCAACACTGCGGTAAATGGAGATGTTAACAAACTTAGTACTTATAACACATTAAAAGGTTTCAACGATAAATGGATTGCGGGTTCTGATTTAAAAAACACAACACTATTTGAAGATTTTTTATTTATGGACAGGTCTAATAGTGATTTAGGTAATGATTTTACATTAGATTTAAAAATGGTAAAAAGAATTTTAAACCCAAAAACTAATCCTTCTAGTAGTTTAATGTCCATTATAAGTCAAATATTAGATGAAAATAAATTTATGTTTATGGCCATGCCCGCTTATATTAATTTTTATGGGTTACAAGAGGCCTTGAAAAATGGTGTTCCATTAGAAGACAATGAAATTGGTAATTCACTTTTTGGAACATATTTAGAAGTAGACTATACAAAATCTAGCCCAAAATTTTTGTGTATTTATATGGGAAATCCTTCTGAGTATCCAAAACCTAAAGAAAATTCTTTTATAAGATTTGGTGACGATAGTTTTGACTTAGGAACACCTGGAAACTGCCTACAAGTTTCAGACCCAAATAGGAATTATTCTCAAACCAATAGAGTAGTTGGGTTTAGTGTTGATTTTGGAATCCAAAATCAAAGTGTTTTTAAAGGGTTAGATTTAGATATGTCAGAAATGAAAAATACTTCTGAAACTTTTAAAATTAATGCTGATTTAGGAAGTTCAGTGGCGGGAGACCAAGTTGCCCAACAGTCAGTTTCTTTGTATAGTTTATATAAAAGTCGTTCATATTCTTGTACTGTGGAGTCTATGGGTAATGTTATGATACAACCAACAATGTATTTTATACTAAGACACGTACCGATGTTTTATGGACCATATTGGATTTTTGAGGTTAGTCACGACATATCAACTAGAGGATTTAATACTAGCTTCAAAGGTTCAAGAATACCAAAATACTCTTTACCGCAAGTTAATAATTTATTGACAAACGTTAATAAAAAAATATTAGAGACATACAAAAAACAAGCCGCAGACAAAAATCCAAAAACAAAAGAAAGAATCGCCTCAGAAACAGCTTTAAAAGAAAATCCAAAGTTGAATTTCTATGCCGCACCACAAGACCAATGTACTACAAAACGAGATAATGTTTTTGCATCGATTCCATTTGTTGATATTGTAGAAACACCATTTACCGTACAAGAATTATCAGAAGTAATTAAACAAGTCGTTACAGATAAAACGATGAGAACAGTATTGATGGGTATTGCCTCAACAACATATATATCCAAAAGTGCTGGTGTTGGTGTTTGGGATAACGTGAACTATAATCCTTATGAAATATCCACAGCAAATAATTTTGGAGCTTTAAATTCACTAATTACATCTCAATCATGTGTTGAGTTGGGAGGTGAACCAGTTCCAATTGCAAAATTCAATACATTTGTTGAATCAACAACATTTATTAGTAAAATATTGAATCCACTTTTACCTATGTTAAATGAACTAGTAAATAAAAGTACTGAAACAAATATAAACAAAAAACATGGAAAAGCCGCATTTCAATTTGCTTTTACCACTTGGATAACTCCGGCAGCATATGGACCACCGCCTTTGACCGCTCAACAAATAATTGATTTTGTTGATAACGAATTTAAAAATAAAACAAATCTTTATGAACTAGCCATCAATAGATATACTGATTTTTACGAGATATTTTAACAAATACGTAATAAACATATATTTATATAAAAAAAAGACATGGACATCAAATTATTATTAGACAACTACTTGAAAAAAAATACTAGAATTACCACAAAAGAAGATGGTAATGGGTACCAACAAGTTTGTGACTTGGACACTGGTGATTGTTATACAATTAGAATGAAAGACGGTTTAATTGAAAGAGTTGACAATACTATGAAAACAAATAAAACTTTAAAAGTTGAAACACCAACAGGAGTCAAAACATTATTAAACGGATAAATTTTTAAAAATGAGTTTAGATAGAAAAATCTTAGAAGAATTAAAAAGATTCAATCAAATTAATTCTTATATTCTTAGAGAGCAAGATGTTCCTCCACCACCACCGGCAGACCCGGCAGCCGACCCAGCGGCGGCTGACCCTACAGCTGTCGACCCAGCAGCTGCAGGTGCACCGGACCCCGCAGCAGCAGACCCCGCAGCAGCAGGCGCTGCAGACCCCGCAGTGGCAGGAGCAACCGAAGTTCCTGAACCTGTAGATATTGAAAATGACCCTGATGTTGAAGAAGTGACCCCTGAAGATGAAGGTGAAGAAGAAACTGAAGAAATCGATATCACAGATTTAGTAACTACCCAACAAGAAATTCAAGCAAAACAAGATGAGTTTATGGATGGAATTTTTACAAAATTAGATGACTTAGAGTCAAAACTATCTAATATGGACGAAATAATGAATAAAATTAATAGTCTTGAAACTAAGTTAGAAAAGTATAGACAAAAAAGTCCTGAAGAAAAATTAGAATTACGTTCATTAGATTCTTACCCATACAATCAAAAACTTACAGACTTTTTTGATGACAAAAAAGATGAAATGGAAAAAAGTGGAAAGAACGAATATATTTTAACTTCTGATGAAGTTGAAAACTATTCACCAAATGAAGTCAAAAAAACTTTTAACCTATACGATACTGAAGAAGATTCTGAATAAAAATCAAACTTTTACGACAAAATTGAGGGAAGAATTATCTTCCCTTTTTTATTTGACAAACTTTAATTTTCACTTATATTTTTCATAGATAAAAGAGTAATAATTAAAAATTTATTTATGGCAAATTCAGTATTAGATTCAGTACTTGCACAGTACGAAAAGAACTCAACATCATCGAGTTCACAAAAAACAAACATTTCTCAAGAAGACAGATTGAAAAAGTATTTTTCAGCAATTCTCCAAAAGAATGAAAAATCCGCATCACGAAGAATCCGTATCTTACCTACAAAAGATGGTTCATCACCATTTGTTGAAGTTTGGTATCATGAAATCCAAGTAAACGGGCAATGGGTTAAGTTGTATGACCCAGACAAAAACGACAACGACCGTTCACCATTAACTGAAGTTTATAACGAATTAATTTCAACAGGTAAAAAAGAAGATAAAGAATTGGCATCACAATACCGTTCACGTTTATTTTACATTGTAAAAGTTATCGACCGAGATAATGAACAAGATGGAGTTAAGTTTTGGAGATTCAAACACAACTACAAACAAGAAGGTGTTTTAGATAAAATTCTCCCAATTTGGAAAGCCAAAGGTGATGTAACTGATGCTGAAAAAGGTCGTGATTTAATCATCGAACTTACAAAGGCAAAAACACCACAAGGAAAAGAGTACACAGTAATTCAAACTATTATGTATGATGACCCACAACCACTACATGAGGATAAATCAATCATGGAAGGATGGATTCAAGATGAATTAACATGGAATGATGTATATTCTAAAAAACCTGTAGAATATTTAGAGGCAGTTGCAGTTGGAGAAACACCAATGTGGTCATCTGAACTTAAAAAATATGTTTACGGTGAAGAGGCAGAAATTTCACTTGGAGGTACAAAACAACAACCCGCTCCTGTTGTTGACCCACAAGCAAACGAAGAACCATCAGAAGATTTACCATTCTAAATCAAAAAAACATAATCGGGCTTAGGTCAAAGCCCGATTTTTATTAACTTTAAAAAAATTAAAAAAATGAACACATTTTTAGCAGAAAAATTGAAAGATGCTCTTGTAAAAAAATATGAGTCTGAAATTGCAGATGCTGAGGCAAGATTATATGTATATTTTACAAACCCTGTAGGAATTGGTGAGCACCCACAACACACCGAAGAAATGGATAATTTAGTTGAACAACTAACTAATGCAAACGACAAGTTAGAAACTATTAAAAACTTTAAAATTTACGAACTGTAATGGCTATTAAGAAGAACGACTTTGGGTCTTTGAAAAAAAAGTTTTCTACTTCGGCAAAGTATAAACCACAAAGATTCTTTGACCTTGGCTCTCCGTTTTTGGATGCGGTTGGTTTACCTGGTCCCGCTATGGGACACATCAATATGTTCTTAGGACATTCAGATACGGGTAAGACTACTGCGTTAGTTAAAACTGCGGTTGATGCTCAAAAGAAAGGTATTTTACCTGTATTCATCATCACGGAACAAAAATGGTCTTTTGACCACGCTAAGTTAATGGGGTTTGAATGTGAAGAAGTTGTTGACACAGAAACAGGAGAATTAGAGTGGGACGGGTTTTATATATTCAATAATAACTTTGATTATATTGAACAAATTACAGATTACATTAATGATTTATTAGACGCTCAAGAAAAGGGTGATTTAGATTATTCATTGTGTATTATGTGGGACTCAGTTGGTTCTGTTCCTTGTAAAATGACTTATGAAGGTAAAGGAGGTAAACAACACAACGCAAGTGTTTTAGCCGACAAGATTGGTATGGGTATTAACCAACGTATTTCAGGTTCACGTAAAGCGGACTCTAAATATGAAAATACCCTAATCATTG